AGCATTGGCAATCGCTCTTTCAGTACAAGACAAAGCTAAAAAGCGTAAAAATACCATTGAATCAGCTTATACTAAACACATGGCAAGCTCTGAAGAAAAAGGCGAGACAAAAAAAGAATCTAAAAAAGCCGAAATGGGAGAAATGTAATGGCAAATTGGATTAAAGGCGCAATTAAGCACCCAGGCGCACTAAAGAAAGAATTAGGCGTTGCTGAGGACAAAAAGATTCCAGAAGCTAAATTAGAAAAAGCTGCCCATGCCAAAGGCAAAGAAGGGCGCAGAGCTAGATTGGCTATGCTATTGGAAAAGATGCACAAATGAGCCGTAAAGATGCCATTCGTGTCGCAATAGAAAAGCACGATAAGCCTATTCCTAAGACCACAGTCGGCAAAGGTAAGAACTACCTGCCCGCCAATGAAGGTGCAGGAATGACGGCTAAAGGCAGAGCAGCATATAACGCTAAGAACGGTAGTCATTTACAAGCCCCACAAGCAAGTGGGTCAAGACATGATAGTTTCTGCGCCAGAAGCCAGCATTGGAATGGTGAAAGAGGCAAAGCAGCTAGAGCGAGGTGGCATTGTGGCTAAACATGGACTTTACTATAATATTCACGCCAAAGAGGAGCGCATAAAGCATGGCTCTGGCGAACACATGAGAAAGCCTGGCAGCAAAGGCGCACCTATGGCAAAAGATTTCAAAGAGTCTGCAAAGACAGCTAAACAAACTCTTAAAGAAATGATTCGCCATAAGATGAAGGATATGTAATGGAACACATGACACGCAAATACAAAAAAGAAGATGCAATGCTGCGCCCCCATAAAGAATCAACGCTTGAAAAACAGCAAAGACAGCGCCAAGAGAAGAATCCTCCATTGGAGCTAGACGATAGCAATATCCTCAATAAGAAAGCAAACCAACGCATGAAGCGTAAACAGGCTTTAATGGATGCTATGAACAAGAACCACGACCCAGATATTGTTGGCTAATAATGGCTGATTACACAACAGACCTTTTATCTCAAGCAATGCAAGAATATCCTTTTGTTGCAAAGCACAATCCTATGGTAGTGGTAAACCCTGCCGAAGATAGAGGTTTTGCTGAAACTTATCCCATTGGAGAAACAGGCGCTCCATTACCTGAAGGTGGATTTAATAAACATCCTGATTTGCCGATTGATAGAGTTGGCGTAGAAGTATTTAAACCTGACCAATTTACACACCATGATTTAGCTGCCGAAATGTTACACATTGACCCTGTTGCTAACCAGACCAGGGAAGCATTAATGAAAACATGGACTCCAAAACAACTAAAAACGCTTAAAGAAAGCGCTTTAGATTATCAAGCCACATTAGATGAAGGCAGACCAGAATCAGATGCGATTAAAAATGCTACTGATTCCGCATTGCGTGGATATGCAGTAGGTCAATGGCCTGAAAGAATTAATAAAGCATTATCTTACAATCCTGCCCAATTAAAAATGCTGGATTCATTAAAAAATTATATGGCTACTGGTGTTGAGCCTAAAACACGCAAGCAATTAATTGAAGAACAAGTCAATAATATTGGTGTAGAATAAAACCCTTACAAATCAATTACTTGAGAATGTATGGAAAATAAAGTATCGAAATCTGTAGAAGGCAACTTAAATAGAGCTGGAAGGCCTAAAGGAACGCCTAATAAGGCTACTGCAAAGGCTCGTGAGGCGTTTGCAAACTTTGTTGATGCTAACTCTGAGCGTATGCAAGAGTGGCTAGAATCCATTGCTGCTGACCCTAAACATGGCCCTAAAGTTGCATTTGATTGCCTTATGGCTGTAAGTGAATATCATGTACCTAAACTAGCTCGCACAGAAGTTGTGGGTGATGAGAAAGCTCCTCAACGCTTGGTGGTGTCTTGGAAGAAATAGTCCAAAAGGTAGAACTAGACTACCAACCTCGTAGCGTATTCTTAGATTTCCACGAAAGACAGCAAAGATGGGCTGTAATTGTTGCTCACCGTAGATGTGGTAAGACAGTAGCTTGCATCAATGACATTATTTACAAGGCTTTGACAGAAGGTAAAGAGGATGGCAGGTATGCTTATTTAGCGCCTTACTATGCCCAGGCAAAATCTATTGCTTTTGATTATCTAATGAAGTTTTCTGAACCTGTAAGGGTTAACCATAATGTATCTGAACTTTGGGTGGAGCTAATAAATGGAAGTCGCATTAGATTGTTTGGGGCTGACAATGCTGATAGTTTGCGTGGTCTGTATCTTGATGGAGTTGTGCTAGACGAATTTGCAGACATGAAGCCGTCTATTTGGGGCGCAGTTTTAAGGCCTCTTTTAAGTGACCGCAGGGGTTGGGCCACATTTATCGGCACACCTAAAGGGCATAACCAATTCTGGGATATATACAACAACGCCACCAAAAGCGATGATTGGTATGTCAAAACATTAAGAGCAAGTCAAACAGGTTTGATTCCACAAGAAGAATTAGACGATGCTAAAAAGAGTCAAACTCAAGACCAATATCTTGCAGAGTGGGAGTGCGACTTTGAATCAGCCATTATCGGTGCATATTACGGCAAAGAAATGCGCCAGCTTACCGACCAGAACAGAATTACCAAAGTTGATGTAGACCCTATGTTTCCCTTGTTTTCAGCTTGGGACTTGGGCTACAGCGATGATACAAGCATCATCAGCTATCAGGTTGTACATGGCGAGATACGCATTGTGGACTACCATTCAAGCAATGGGCAGTCGATTCCATTTTATACAGGGCTAATCAAACAGCGAGAAGTCGAATGGGGAATGAAATATACGAACCATTATTTGCCTCATGATGCCAGAGCTAAAACACTTGCAAGTGGCGGAAAGTCTATAATTGAGCAACTTTCTGACAAAATTCCGTTAAAATGTTTAAAAATTGTGCCAAGTTTGTCACTTCAAGACGGAATACAAGCAGCAAGGATGGCTTTACTAAGATGCTGGTTTGATGCCGAAAGAAGCGAAGGCTTGATTGAATGTTTAAGGCAGTATCAGCGAGAGTGGGATGAGGATAAGAAAGTGTTTAGGGATAAGCCTAGACATGATTGGACTTCCCACGGTGCAGACGCATTTAGGATGCTCAGTATCGCTTGGAAGGAAGAAGCAAAGTTGCCCCAGAAAGACGACTCGATTAAAGGGCTGTTAGTTGGACAAACCGAAGTTAGCTTGAACGAATTGTGGAAATCGAACCCACAGGTTTCAAGAGGGAGAATTTGATGGCGAATGGCAAAGCAACTGTAAATCACAGTTATGAAGATTGGTACAAAACTATTATGGGCTATGAGCGCTCATATAAGCGTTGGGAAGCTCGTGTAGACCGTATCGTCAAGAAATATAAAGATGACAGTCGCTATGACCGCAACCCTAATGCTCGGTTTAATATCCTTTGGTCTAATGTCCAGACAATCCAGCCAGCCATTTTTGCTCGTCTTCCTCGCCCAGATGTAAGCCGTAGATTTAGAGACAACGACCCGATTGGGCGTGTAGCCTCGATGATGCTTGAGCGTGCTTTAGAGTTTGAGTTAGAGCATTACACAGATTACAAATCAGCTATGAACAATGCTGTTTTAGACCGCTTATTGGGTGGTCGTGGTGTAGCTTGGGTTCGTTATGAACCACATATTGTGGGCGCTAAAGAAGTTGATGAGCCAGATGACGGCTATGAAGTCACCGAAGATTCAGACGAAGCCGAAACTCCAGATGCAATGGAGACCGAAGACCAAGAGCGTATTGAATATGAGTGCGCCCCTGTAGATTATGTGCATTGGAAAGACTTTGGGCATACGATTGCTCGTACCTGGGAAGAAGTAACCGCAGTTTGGCGCAGAGTTTATATGTCTCGCCCTGCTCTGGTTGAGCGTTTTGGAGAAGAACTCGGTGGTCGTATTCCTTTAGATACGCAGCCTGATGACCTCAAACAATCCTACAAGACCAATGATGGTGTTTACGAAGCCCTTATTTATGAAATTTGGGACAAAGAAACAGGCAAAGTATTGTGGATTAGTAAATCAATGGGCAAAATCCTTGATGAGCGTGATGACCCATTAGGACTTGAGAACTTCTGGCCTTGCCCAAAACCACTTTACGCTACTCTGACCACAGATAGCCTTGAGCCAATCCCTGATTATGTAATCTATCAAGACCAAGCTCGTGAATTAGATGCGCTTTGCGACAGAATTGATGGCTTGATTAATGCTTTGAAGGTTCGTGGTGTATACGATGCCTCAGCTTCTGAGTTGCAACGCCTGTTCTCCGAAGGCGAAAACAACACCATGATTCCAGTTCACAACTGGATGGCTTTTGCCGAGAAACAAGGCATGAAAGGCGCTATTGATTTAGTCGATTTAGCCCCATTCGCCCAGGCTTTAGCACAATGCTATCAAGCGATGGAGCAAGTTAAGGGTCAAATCTATGAATTAATGGGTATTGCCGACATTCAACGTGGTCAAACTGACCCTAATGAGACCCTTGGCGCACAGATTATCAAGTCAAACAATGCTGCGGGTCGACTAAAGACCCAACAACACGCAGTAGTGGATTTTGCAACATCTTTGTTGTCCATCAAAGCCCAGATTATTTGCAATCATTTTACCGATGAGACGCTTATTCAGATTTCTGGCGCTAAACAACTTAGCCCAGAAGACCAACAGCTTATTCCACAAGCAATAGCTCTGCTAAGAGATGAAGCCAGCAAAAACTTCCGTATTGAAGTGACTTCTGACTCAATGATTTATCAAGATGAGCAGCAAGAAAAGCAAGACAGAATGGCTTTCTTGCAAGCTGTAGGCTCATTTATGGCTCAAGCTGTGCCTATGGTTCAAAATACCCCTGAGTTAGCCCCAATGGCGCTAGAAATGCTCAAGTTTGGCATTACTGCGTTCAAAGCTGGTAAGCAATTAGAAGGAATCATTGACGAAACCGCAGATAAGTTGCGTATTTCTGCTCAAAAATCTGAAAGTCAACCTAAACCACCTCCACCAGAGATTCAAAAAGCTCAGATGGAAAACCAAGCCAAGATGCAACAGATTCAGATGCAAGCCCAGGTTGAGCAGGCTAAGTTACAAGGTCAGATGCAGCTTGAAAAGGCTAAACAAGAGTACCAAGCCCAAGAGAATCAGCTTAAATTCCAGCTAGAAACTCAGCGCAATCAAGCAGATATGGATATGCAACTTAAAGTCGCCCAGATGAAGATGATGACTGAGCGTAATACCCAGGTATTGCTCGCCCACATCAACAATGGCGCTAAGATTGAAGTTGCTCGTATCGGTTCAGGAAATGATGATGGCGAACAGGCTTATTTATCTGAAGAAGAATTTGCCAGAACTCAAGAACATCCATTAGCCCCTATTGCTAATGCGATTGGTCAGGGAAATCAGCAGATGGCTCAAGCAATTAGCGCTTTAGTTAATACAATCAATGAACAGCATAACCGACCAAAAACGGTAATGCGTGACGAAAACGGCAAAATCATCGGAGTCCATTAATGGCTATTACAGTCAAGCATACTAAGGTTTCAACGATACCTGACGGAGATGACTCGTCATTAATTCGCCCTTCAGATTGGAACGCTGACCACCAGCTTGTAGGTACTATTCCTGTAGACAATGGTGGTACAGGTGCATCTACCCTTACTGGTTATGTAAAGGGTAACGGCACATCCCCAATGACGGCAAGCGCAACCGTACCAAGTTCCGATATTACTGGTCTTGGCACAATGTCTGCACAGAACGCTAACAATGTGTCAGTTACTGGTGGAACGGTTAGTGGCACTACCCTTACTAGCGATACTGTCAGCAATAATCTTACATTTACACCGACAAGCGCACCTAGCTATGTTGAGGGTGAATTATGGTATGACAGCACCCAAAAGGCTTTGGCTTATTACAATGATGTAACCAATAACACCCTTCATATTGGGCAAGAAGTTCAATTAAAGGTTATTAACAATACAGGTTCAACAATTAATATTGGACAGCCTGTTTATGTAACTGGTACAAGTAGCGGCCAAACTTACCCTAATGTGGCTTTGGCTATTGCTAATAGCTTAACAACAGCTAATGTCATTGGTCTTGCTAATCAAAGTATTGCATCAGGAACTGCTGGTTATGTTACGACTATTGGTCTAATTCAAGGTATAAACACAGGCAGTTATACAGTCGGCGATACCCTCTATTTATCCCCTTATTCTGCTGGTTACTATCAAAACACCATTCCACCTACAGGCTATGCAGTTAAATTAGGAACTGTTGCTTATGTCAATTCGTCAAATGGCGCAATTTACATCAATAAAAGCAATTTATCGGTACAAGCTGGCAATATTGTCGGTACTGTAGCCGTTGCTAATGGTGGTACAGGTCAATCAAGTTACATAGATGGTCAATTATTAATTGGCAACAGCACAGGAAATACCCTAACAAAAAGTACTTTAACTGCTGGAACAGGCGTTTCTATTGCCAACGGTTCAGGCGCAATTACTGTTACGAACAGCGCACCTGACCAAACTGTTGTCCTTAACAACGGCACAGGCATTAGCGTTACTGGTACTTATCCTAACTTTACCGTTACCAATACTGCTCCTTCAAGCGGTGGTACTGTAACATCTGTAACAGGCACAAGCCCTGTAGTTTCTAGCGGTGGCAATACCCCTGCGATTAGTTTGGCAACTGGTTATGGCGATACCCAAAATCCTTATGCAAACAAGACAGCTAATTACATTCTAGCTGCGCCTAATGGCTCTGCAGGTGCGCCTACATTTAGAGCAATGGTAGCTGCTGATGTACCGACCCTAAACCAAAATACAACTGGTTCAGCCGCCAAATGGACAACTGCTCGTACTGAATCTTTAACTGGCGATATTACTGGTTCTACATCTGTAGATGGTTCTGCCAACTATTCGATTGCTACTACTTTAGCTACCGTAAATAGCAATGTAGGAACATATACAAAAGTAACGGTGAATGGCAAAGGCTTAACAACTTCCGCAAGCCAGGCAAGTCTTACTGATTTGTCTAGCCCAACTGCTTCATTTAGCATGGGTAGCCAAAATTTAACCAATTTGTTAGACCCAGTAAACGCCCAAGATGCCGCTACAAAACTATATGTAGACAATACCACTCAAGGTCTTGATGCAAAGGCTTCATGCGTAGCTGCTACAACTGTCAGTATTACTCTGGTTGGCGGTCAAACGATTGATGGTGTAACTGTGGTCGCAGGCGATAGAGTATTGGTTAAAAACCAATCATCCGCAGCAGCCAATGGTATTTATGTAGTCCAAACAACATCTTGGACTCGCTCTACCGATATGGACACATGGGCAGAAGTGCCTAATGCTTATGTATGGATTGAGCAAGGCACGACCCAGGCAGATACAGGTTGGGTATGTACATCTAATGCTGGTGGTACTTTAGGCACAACTCCTATTACTTGGGTTCAATTTGCTGGTGCTGGCTCTTACACCGCAGGAACAGGGTTAACCCTTACTGGTACACAATTTGCGATTGATTCAACCGTTGCTACATTGACAGGCAGTCAAACCCTGACAAACAAGACTATTTCAGGTGCAAGCAATACTCTGTCTAATATTGGAAATTCAAGCCTGACAAATAGTGCAATTACGATTAATGGCACAAGCACAAGCCTTGGCGGTTCAATTAGTGTAGGAACTGTAACTTCAATTACTGCTGGCACAGGTTTGTCAGGCGGTACAATTACTTCAAGCGGAACAGTAGCCCTTGCTAATACCACCGTTAGCGCTGGCTCTTACACCAACTCATCTATTACCGTAGATGCACAAGGTCGTTTGACTTCCGCTTCTTCGGGCACAGCACCTGTAACTAGCGTTACTGCTACAAGTCCAGTTACAAGTACAGGTGGTACAACTCCTGTTATTGCTATGCCAGCCGCTACAGCAAGCGTAAATGGTTATTTGACAAGCACAGACTGGACTACCTTTAATAATAAAGGCTCAGGCACAGTCACTTCCGTAAGCGGAACTACTGGTCGCATCACTTCTACTGGTGGCGCAACTCCTGTTATTGACTTAGCTTCAGGTGTGGCAACGGCTGGAACAACAGGTTCTAGCACCCTTATTCCTGTCATTACTATTGATACTTATGGGCGTGTAACTACCATTACAACCGCTTCAAATCCACAGGGAACAGTCACAAGCGTAAGTGGCACGGGTACAGTTTCAGGTATCTCGTTAAGCGGTACAGTTACTTCTAGCGGAAACCTTACTTTAGGTGGCACATTAGACTTATCTAGCCCACCTGCTATTGGCGGTACAGCAGCTAATACAAT